GTGCAACTCTACGGAGGCAATCGCGCAATGAATTATGCCAGTAGTTGGACCGGTAAGAATGGTGTTAACAGTCTCAATGACTGGTTAGCTAATCATGGAGCTCAAGAATCTGCTGTTTATGAGCTCATGAAGAAAAACTATGAGTCCTTGACAAAAAATGGTGGCATAAAAAACGGTGACGATAAATGCTCTGTTGCTGGTATGTTATTACTAGCACATAATCAAGGTGCAGGAGGAGCGGCGAATTGGAGGAAAACTGGTAATATTCCATCCCCCGCAGGAGGACTCAATCCCAGTGGACATGTTTGGTTTAATAGAGGTAGATATGCCATCGACCGTTTGGCTAAGGGTCAGTGAAAGAGTAAATATAAGTTATGCCTAACTATTATGGTTTTAGTACTTACAATCGTATAAGAAAATACAAGTTAACAGATTTTGAGTTAGTCAAGCAGGATCTGTTTAATCATTTTCATATACGTAAAGGAGAAAAACTCATGACCCCAAATTTTGGTACCTTAATTTGGGACATAATCTATGAACCTTTTACAGATGCTGTTAAGGACTTAATTTCTGATGATGTTACCAAAGTAGTTAAGTATGATCCACGTCTTAGTGTAGAAAATATTATAGTAACAGAATTTGTTGACGGAGTTATGATTGATCTTACGTTAAAGTATGTACCAACAAATGAAGTAGATACTCTATATCTAAAATTTGATAGAGAGTCAAGAGAGTTATCAGCCGAATAACTACCCATAAAATGCCTTCTAATAAATACACTAACTGGGTATAGAAATGGCCATTATCACACGTCAAACCGGATTACTGAGCGCAGAAAATTGGAAAAAGGTATATCAGACCTTTAGAGAGGCTGATTTCACAGCCTACGATTTTGAAACTTTACGTAAGAGCATGATCGATTATATCAAGCTCAATTATTCCGAAGACTTCAATGATTTTACTGAGAGCAGCGAATTTGTTGCTCTAATAGATCTTATTGCCTTTTTTGGTCAAAGTCTGGCGTTTAGGACAGATCTAAACGCCAGAGAAAATTTTATCGATACTGCCGAACGCCGAGATAGTATTCTTAAACTAGCTCGATTAATTAGTTATAATCCCAAGCGCACTGTGGCTGCACATGGTTTTTTAAAAATTGACAGTGTGACCACAACAGAAATTGTTTATGACAGCGATGGAATAAACCTATCGGGCAGTCAAATTTTATGGAACGATCCTGCTAACGAAAATTGGCTAGAACAATTTAATACAATTTTAAACAGTGTGTTAGTTGATAGTCAAGTTATTGGTAAACCGGCTAACTCGAAAAAACTTAACGGAATACGTAATGACGAGTACAGCATAAATGTTGTTCCAGGAGTGGTTCCGGTATTTAGATTCGAATCAGCTGTAGAAGGAAATCGAACTACTTTTGAGGCAGTTGGGGCAACAAGTTATAACCAAAGTTACGTTTATGAAACGGCACCGAAAACCAATGGCGTTTTTAATTTATTATATAAAAATGATAACCTTGGTAATAACAGCAACAACACCGGCTATTTTGTCTATTTTAAACAAGGTGAACTAAACAGTATTGATTTTACTATTAACGACGTAGTACCAAACAAAATTATCAATATTGATGTAGCAAATATCAATAATTCTGATGTGTGGTTGTACAGTCTAGACAGCAGCGGAGCACTACAAGATCTCTGGGAAAATGTGCCTGCAACGTCTGGTATCAACGTGATCTATAATAATAGAACTGATAGAAATCTCTATCAAATTAATAGTAGAACCAATGACCAAATTTCATTGGTGTTTGGTGATGGTAGTTTTAGTAATATACCTCAGGGTAATTTTCGTTTGTATTATAGAGTCAGCAATGGACTTACATATAAAATTAGCCCAGAAGAACTAAGATCTATTCAAGTCAGTATAGATTATGTTAGCAGATATAATAAAGTAGAAACCGTAACACTGCGAGCTAGCTTAATGTACACTGTAGGAAATGCATTGGCACGTGAAACAGTTAACGATATAAAAGAACGTGCACCACAACAGTACTACAGCCAAAATCGAATGGTCACCGGCGAAGACTACAATATCTTACCTTTCACTAGTTTTAGCAGTGTACAAAAGGTCAAGGCAGTTAACCGTACTAGTTCTGGACTCAGCAGGTATCTCGACGTATTAGACACAACCGGCAAATATTCCAGTACCAATATCTACGGAGACGATGGTGTTTTATATCTTGACGAATTTTCAGCTAACACAGAATTTTATGTTGGAACCAATATAGATATAAAGAAAATTGTTTATAACACGGTACTACCCACAGTGGTAACTAGTCAAGAGCTCTTGCATTATTACTATGCCAATGTTAGTGTCGAATTACCAATGGCCAGTAGTATTAGTGCCAACGCTTTGGTGAATACTGTACGCTATACAATTAGCAGTGCAGGAACCACTGATTTTACCGAATTTGGTTCCGCAAACAATAATGTAGGCACCAGTTTTGTAGCAGATAATGCCGGTAATAAAACTAAATCATATTCGGTTACAGCCAGTGGCAATGCTAACTATGTTTTTGGCGGCAACGTGTCTGGTACAGACCCAAACATTTTGTCTAAGATCGGGGATGTATTAGTTTTTAACGTTTCGGCACCAGGGCATCCGTTTTGGATTAAGACCTTTCCTGGTACAGGTAATGCCAATGCTGTGACCACTGGGTTAACCACTAATAACGGCATTGCGTCAGGAACTGTGACCTGGAACACTTCTAATGTCACTGCCGGCACTTATTATTATTCATCAGAGAATCACGCTAACCTGTCAGGCAATATTATCATAAGCAGTTTTGGTACTGGACAAGTTACTAGTGATCTAATTTGGGTATTGTCTACAGTAGGTGACAGTGCCAGCACTGGGTACTTTACCTATAACAATACTCCTAGTGCTGTAGGCAACAGTGTTACTACACAATCTAGATACATTAAGCCTGGGGCTATAATTAAATTTAGAGCTCCTACCGGTTACTATTTTAACAGCATGAATAATCTAGTATTAGGAACTGTGAGTAGACCCGATGTGGAAAAGAATTTTATTCATACCACGATTGTACAATTATATGGAAATGGCACAAACAACGGTCAAGGAAATTTTGCCAATGGTACAGGACCAGTAGTCACAAATATAAAAGTACCAACCGGGGCTATTGTCGATGAAGTAACACCAGCCTTTGAAAATGAATGGGCTACAACACTTACAAATTTAGTAATCGATAATCTTACAGGGTTAAACAACTTTGGTATGACTTATGATTCAGATTTACAGTCATGGCAGTTTGTGGCTGCAGAAAATCTAAATAGCTCTGAATGGTATCTGAAGTTTGTGTATGATAGTAAAAACAATAAGTACACTTTGACTTATAAAGGTATTAAGTACGTATTTCATAGCCCAGCGCAAACTAATTTTTATTTTGATCCAGCACTTAGCATCTACGACAGCGAAAACAATCGTGTTATTCGTGATCATGTTAAGGTATTAAAAGTAAACAGTATGCCAGATAGTTCTTTGCCATTGGCGCAAGATTATATTTGGTACATCAGTAAGCCAATTGTAGAAAATGATGGGTATGTGCAAAACAAAAGCATATATTTGACTTACGCAGATACTAATAATGATACAGTGCCTGATATACCGGATCTGTTTAAAATTATAGTGGATCATAAAATTAATCCAAATAACAAGTTGATATTTTTTAAATCTGTGTTAGGTTACAATAATTTTATCAAATTAGAGCTAGTTGACACAAATTCTGTTATCAGTAATTTTGAAAATATGGCCAGTGCATTGGCAGTGATTAGAAATTACGAACTTGATCAGTTGTTTTATTTTACCGCCGACAAAGAGTTTAGAAAAGTACAATTAGTCAACGGTGTTAGAGTGTTTAGTTCCGCATTATCTGATTACAAAGTCTATTATGGTAGACAAAATCTCATGTATCAATACAGGCACAACAGTCCAAATACGAATAGAATAGATCCCAGCATCAGTAATATTATTGACATTTATGTATTAACAAAAGATTATGATGTCAGTTATAGGCAATGGCTGCAAGATACCAGTAATGCTGTTGTTGAGCCAAGTGCACCTACTAATACAGAACTGGCATTGTTGTATTCAGAATTAGAAAATTTAAAGAGCATTAGCGACACCATAGTGTTTAACAGTGCTAATTTCAAGCCTGTTTTTGGTTCAAAATCCGAATCCAGCCTACAATCTATTTTTAAGGTAGTGAAAAATCCTAATTTAAATATCAGTGATGCTGATATTAAAACCTCGGTAATTTCGGCTATTAATGAATATTTTAGTACCGATAATTGGGATTTTGGAGAAACATTTTATTTCAGTGAGTTAAGTGCCTATCTTCATCGGGTATTAAGTCCAAATATTGCCAGTATTGTTATAGTACCTCGAAACTCCAATGTAGCATTTGGTAGTCTTTATCAAATCAATGCAGAAGCTAATGAAATTATAATTAGTTCAGCCACTGTGGATGATGTGGAAATTATAAGCTCATTATCTGCTAATCAATTAAATCAAAGTCTTTCTGTTGTAAATTAAACTCGGCGAACCCTAGACATGGCAGTCATTAGAAAAACACTGAATTTCCTACCAAACATTTTTAGATCTGAAACTAATAAAAAGTTTCTAGGATCAACCCTGGACCAGCTGGTTAGCGAGCCTAATTTCACACGGATCGATGGGTTTATCGGGCGAAAGTTTAGCCCGACTTTTAGACAAGCCGACAACTACGTCCAGGAACCCACTACTAATAGAATTAACTATCAACTTGAGCCCGGGCTAATTGCCAAAAATAATTCCGGGGACATCGACTTTTACGCAGACTACATTGATATAATCAACAATATAACAAACAACAATGGTATTGCTAATAACCACGATAGATTGTTCGAATCCGAGTATTACAGTTTTGACCCTAGAATTGATCTAGATAAATTTGTTAATTATAGCCAGTACTATTGGTTACCGAATGGTCCGGAAACAGTTACTATAAGCACTTTAGTTAGCACTACCAGTAATGTTATCACAGTGACTGGTAATGCTGCAAGTAGTGCCTATACAATTAACACGGCTGCTAATCCGACTATTAGATTAAATCGTGGTGTTACCTATGCCTTTACAGTAAATCACCCCGGCAGTAGTTTTTGGATTCAGACTGAACCTGGAATCATAGGAACTAAAAAGTACGCCTCGGCTACTAGCAGTCGTAGAGTACAAGGTGTTACTAACAATGGCGCTAGTTCGGGCACAGTTACATTCGCTGTACCTACTGAAACTGTACAAGATTTTTACTTTGGCATGAAGTTAATTGATTATGTTGACTATGCTATATCTGATACCTTTACCAGTGTTGATGGTAGCAATTACACATTAGGTGTAACTGCATTTGATGGCAACAACGATTATCCCAAAGGTCGATTCGTAATTTTTTTAAATCCAAGTAGTATTTCTGCAGACTGGACTACACGCACCGGTAGTATAGTACCTACTAATCAACGACGTGGTGTTTACCAAATTAATATAAATCATAACAATCAAGTTGAATTAACTTTTGTTAGATCATTACCAGCAACGCCTCGTGTGCAAGTACGGTTGGGAGCAACACAAGCCGGTGAAGAATACACAGTAACCAGTGATCAGTTTGTTATGATCGATCCTATTACTGCACCAGTGACAAAATTATTTTATCAAAATAGTGTAAATTCTGCTCTTTGTGGTGAAATAGAAATAATTGATACTCCACTTCAAGTAATCGATGTTACGGCAAATATTATCGGTCAAACTACCTACACTAGTCCTACCGGCATAGTCTTTTCCAATGGTATGAAAGTATTTTTTGATAATACTGTGACTCCTAGTCAATATCAAAACAAAACCTACATCGTTGAAGGGGTCGGCACAGCTATAAGATTAGTAGATTTTAACAAACTCATCGGTGTCGAAGTAGAAAATCCTTTCGAAAGCATACCTTTCGACACTGTAAATTACGATATAGATCTATTCGATGGTGATGTTCGTACCAGTTTCGGTCATGACTACATTACTATTAATCGTAGCAGTTTAGACCTTAATGCTTGGAGTCGTAGCAATCGTTGGTTTCATATAGATGTTATTAAAAGCAGTGCTGCATACAATAATCGTGTACCTGTTATAGATCAGTCATCAAGAGCTCAGCGGCCTATAATAGAATTCGATCCAGACCTACGATTGTTTAACATGAGTAGAATTGGTGTAGATCTAGTTGATCAATTCTTTAGTCCTGGTACAGTATTAAATGTAAATGGTCAAGCAATTGTTTTAAACGACATAGCACAAATAAATTTACTTCCAATTACCACAGTTAAAAATTATGGAATAAATTTACAAATCGGTCAGAAAGTAGTGTTTGCCTGTGATTTAGACAGCACAGTACGGCGCAGTATCTATAGAGTAGACACCGTAGATCAAAGTGCTTTATTAACCTATGACGGAATCTTGGCTGGTACTATTGAGTTAAAGTACCAAAATCGATTGGTAAACGGCTTTATGACCAGCTTCCTTACGGAACTGGTTCCTGGTGCCGATATTTACCTAGAAGACATGACCTATATAGGTAAGGTAGAACAAATATATTCTAACACTCAACTGTTATTAGATAGAGCACCTACACAAAATTATAATTCGGTGTGTTGTATTAGATATAACATTCCTAAGATTGTTCTAACTTCACTAGACGTTCTTGAAAGCTATGAATCGGTTACGGTACTAATCGGCGATAATGCTAAAAAAACTTTTTATCTTACAGCTTCGTTGGTATGGACACAGGCACAGCAAAAAAATTTATTAAACCAAGAACCATTGTTTGATGTTATTAATTCTGCTGGCCAAAGTTTTAGCAGTACTATAGCGTATCCAAACAGTTCATTTACTGGCACTAAATTATTTTCATATAAACGAGGCATAACCAGTAACGATCCAGTTCTTGGATTCCCAGTAAGTTATGCTGGCATTGAAAACAGTATAGGTGACCTTAATTTTGTTAATAATTTTGAAACTGATCAGTTTACTCATACAGTTTCTAATATTATTAATGATGAAATCAGTAAAAAAATCTACACAGGATTTTTAGAAAAAATAACTGGTAGAACTACGTATGGAAAAATTAATGTTTGGAACAAGGTAGATCGGGCTGCCAGGCAGTATCAACATTTAAGTACCATATTCGATGGTGTAACTAGTTATTATGAAATTGGAGTAGTACCTGCTGCAGAATCGGTCACAGTAGGCAGCGAAACTTCACTACGAGTCTACATTAATAATAATCTTTTAATAAAATCTCGTCCTGGACAATCAGATGCTTATAGCTATCAATTAGTAGGAACACGTAAAACTATTCGCATAGATCCAACACTGCTTTCGGCCGATGATAAAATTGATATTTTTGTTTATAGCAACGAAGTCAGTGATTTTGGATATTATACAATACCACAGAACCTAGAATACAATGGACAGAATCTACCAATTTCTTTGATAACATTAGGGCAGGTACGTAATCATTTTTACAAGATTGGCGAAACCGCTAAGGGATTTTTGGGATTAGTGTCGGCTTCTAGTAATCTCAGGGATATTAATACAGATACACTAGCGGGTACATTATTACAGCATAGTTCTCCATTGACTGTTACCGGATTATTTTCCAATGACCGTCAGGCCAATTTTTATCATAGTATTAATTTTGCAAGAAAAGAATACACAAGATTTAAAAATAAATTTTTAGAATTAGCCAGTGTACTCCCGGAAGCAGCAAGTGGTGATGTATCAACCATTGTTGATTTGATAATGTCTAATATAAATCAAGTTAAAGATAGCAGTTTCCCTTGGTATTATTCTGACATGGTTCCTTCAGGAAAAAATTACAAGTCTATCATTTATTCGATTACTAATCCAAGCACAAAAATCTATAATATTACTACTGCGTTTGCTGATTCTGTGCCAAGCTCAAAAAGTATCTTAGTTTATTTAAATGGAATTCAGTTACTCAAAACCAAAGACTACACATTTAGTACTAGTCCAGTGGTTATTATTGATACATCTGTTACATTGTCATTGAATGACATACTAGAAATTAGAGAGTATATTAACACCAATGGTAATTATGTTCCTGAGACTCCAACTAAGTTAGGGCTTTATCCTAAATTTCAGCCTGTACGATATTTAGATAATACTTATAGAACTCCGACTTATGTAATACAAGGGCACGATGGCAGCCTAATTCCAGCATTCAATGATTTTAGGGATAATCTTGTTTTAGAACTTGAGTATAGAATATATAATAATATAAAAACTGAATACTCAAGAAATCAATTTGATATATTAGCACAAATTCCTGGGAACTTTAGAACTACTGATTATTCTCTTAGCGAATTTAATCAGATTCTCAATGTAGAATTTTTGAAATGGGTGGGTTCTAATCAAGTTGACTACATAACCAATAATTATTTTGTCGGTAATGACAGTTTTACCTACAATTACAATAAATCAGTAACTGACAATAATCAATACTTGCCGGGATTTTGGAGAGGAATTTATAAATTTTATTTTGATACAGACCGCCCGCATTCGCACCCGTGGGAAATATTGGGCTTTACTATCAAGCCAACATGGTGGGATACTTACTATAGCTGGACTAACCCAACTAAAAGAGCTGCACTAATTTTAGCCATAAGCAATGGATATATAAATGATCCTGCACAACCAGTAAGTATAAACACTGTATATGCTAGACCCGGATTTAATCAAATAGTGCCTGTTGATAATTCAGGTAATCTGTTAAGTCCAATGGCTATATTAGTAAGAAACTATAATAGCACTACGTTCGGTAATAATTTCTCGGTAGGCGATCACGGTCCAGTGGAGTCAGCATGGCGTAGGAGTAGTGAATATCCATATGCACTGCATAGAACTATGGCATTAATGAAGCCTGCTAGATACTTTGGATTATTATATGATACCAGCAGCTATAAACTTGATTCAAGTTTAACTTATCCACAATTTAGAAATATTAATTTTAGTAAAAGATTGGCAACCACAGAATATCCAATTCCATCTGATGCTGTGCGTACAGCCGGATATATTAATTGGATTCACGGATATTTAACCAGTCAAGGCTATCAATCTTCTGATCTTATTGAATCAAAGTTAGCCAACTTAGAAATAAATCTAACACATAGACTGGCTGGATTTAGCGACAAAAAGTTTTTAACGGTAATAGCAGAGCAGCAAAGCACAGCTACTAATCAACGATCGATTATTATCCCTGATGAGAATTATTCGATCAATTTAAATAAAAGTGTACCTATAAACACTGTGGTTTATAGTGCCGTAATTATTGAACGTACTGATACTGGTTTTACTGTGTCAGGCTTTGATACCTCATTTCCATATTTCACAATTATTCCAAGCGAAGTCACTGGAAAATCATACACTGTAGAAGTCTTAGATCATAGAGGGGTAATCTATCTTGATTTCAAGTTAGAAAAGCTGACTGTTCCTTATGGGTTTGAGTTTGTAACGGAACAACAAGTAGTAGATTTCTTAATCAGTTACCAACGTTATCTATTAGGCCAAGGTTGGATATTTGATAATTATAACAGTGATCTTGGTTATAATCAGGACTGGGTACTTAGTGCTAGAGAATTCTTGACCTGGGCTTCTCAAGGCTGGAAGTCAGAAAATATTTTAGTTGTGAGCCCGGTGGGAGACACAATAAGTTTTTACAATGATGAATCTGTCGTTGATAATATTGATGGCCAGACCGGCAGATTGTTAGGTGTAAATTTTAATGTTATACGTCGAAGCGAATTTAGTATTACCAGAGATGGGTTGTTAACTAAAATTTTTACCATAAGTGGCCAAAGTATTGCATTTGCAGAATTAAATTTGGTTCAATTTGAGCATGTGCTGTGCTTCGATAATGTTACTGTTTTCAACGACATAGTGTACAAACCAGAATTGGGCAGCAGAAAATCCAGACTTAAATTAGCTGGTGTTAAAACTGCCCAATGGGATGGACAATTAACACCACCTGGTTTTATATACTCTAGCGGAAAAATTGATGAGTGGACTGCTGGCGTTGATTACAAAAAAGGTGATATTGTACTGTATAAAAACAAGAACTACACTGCAACACAAAATCAAATTGCCAGTGACAGTTTTAATTATAACTATTGGACTCTGCTAGATAGCACTATTACACAAGAGCTGATACCAAATTTCAGCTACGGTGCTAGTCGGTCAACGGACTACTATGACATTGACAATTCACCAGTTGACGAAGAATTTGCTAAATTTAGCCGAGGCCTAATAGGCTACCGTAGTCGTTCATACCTGGCCAATCTTGGCATGAGTGAAACTACTCAATCAAAATTTTATCAAGGCTATATTAGACAGAAAGGCACTCGTAATGCCGTTGATGCGCTAGCTCGCGCACGCTTTGATGGACTAGAAAATAACATAGAAATCTATGAAGAATGGGGCGCCAGAGTCGGTGAATATGGCGCAATTGATAGCAATCCAGCAATTCAGATTATCCTGGAAGAAAGTGTTTTTAACAATAATCCATTAATATTTGAGCTTTTAGATAATAATAATACAGGCCAAGGCACCGAATCTAGGAAACTACTTCCATATGATTTACTGAGTCGACCAGAAAATTACAAGTCTGACATTTTCTTGAATCGCAATGTAATTCCTGATACTGTGTATAAAATAGAATTATTCGGTGATAGTATCATGTGCGGACGTGATCCTGCTTATGCAGGGGCTAGCCTGACCTGTGTTGTCGATCAAATCACAGGTAGAGTTAACAATCCTCCAGATTTCTTGATTTACAGTAATTTAGACAGTGCATATAAGGTCGCAGTTACCACACGTTCATCGCAGAATTCTACTTCTGGAAATTTACTAGCTGGGAGCGATGGCGTAAACGGCGCATGGCCCGATGATATTGAAGCCGATATTGTAGTGATTAATCACGGGTTAATGGATGCTAAAAACGGTGTCACTGTGACAGCTTATAAAAATAATTTAATTGCACTAAGACAAAAGCTGCGTCCTGAGCAAACCTGTTTGTGGGTCACACCAACACCTATTAGTTCTGCTACTGGTGCAGCATGGACTTCGGCTGGCGGTTACAGCAATATCAGTGATTATGTTAACACCATGAAATCAGTGGCTAGGTTGTACAACGACTACATTGTAGATGCCTACAGTTTAACAGGATACACTGATACTCTTGGTGCAGATGGGTTACATC